GCTTCTGCCGACGATGCGGTCGTTCTTGATCATGACCCAGAGCCCGGCCTCCCCCGTCGTCGGGTGTATGTAGTAGACGCCTTGGACATCAGGCATTGGCTGTTGCCTCCACTCGGTCGTTTACTCGTAACCTGGCGAGATCATCGTCCGACCAGCCTGGCACAGGCCAGAAACGCTCTATCAGCCAGGACAGGGGCCGAACCTGCTTTTCCCAGTTGCCGCCCCAGATCAGGTCTCGCACGGCGTCTTTCGTGCGCTGCACTTCCCGACCCCCAACGTGATAGGGAAACCCGAAATCGCCACCCTGTGTCCTGAACATGTGAGCATACCAGGTACTTTGATTGACCAGAACCTGCCCGCCGGACAGCCAGGTCTTGCAGGCAACTTCTATCCCCTGATTACCCCAGTTACCAAGAGACTCGTCGCAAAGCTCGATCTCCCAGTATTTCTCCCGAGTACACATGAAGAAGCTGCCCTGAAGGCTCATGGTCTCGGTGATTCCGGTCTCGGCCTTGTCTCTGATGTACTTCTCCGTGTGCTTGTACGCCTCGAAATACTGGAAGTGTGGTGTGGCGTCGAAGGTATAGCTGGTGCTCTGTGGGTTGTGCTTGCCCTTCCAGATCATCTTGCGGCGGATTCGGTTAGACTTCCCACACTTGGGATCACCACACTTCTCCGGTGTTGGCCCCTGATACTTCTTCCAACCACAGTGGTAGCACTTCCAGTCGAAGGCCCAGAGGTTACGCATCACCGGGACCATCGTAGCATCAGGGCCTGTTCTCTCGAATGCCTCGATCATCTTGCGGTCCCAGCCCTGGTCGAATGAACAGTGGGCATCGACTTTGGCCAGGTACTTCGCCTTCGAGAGCCTAGCCGCTATGTTCGTCGCCGCTCTCTGGCCGATGGCCTCTGGCACGTAGATCAGACTCACCCGATCACTTTGAGGGATCGCTGGGTCAGCCCACTGACCGTCCAGGGTAGCGATGACTTCTGTATCAGCCTCAGAGTGGGCTAGCAGATCATCTATGGTGTTCTTCAAGAACATCTCGTTGCGGCTAGGAATCAGAACACTGAGTTCTAGCATAGCCCGAACATCTCCCGCAGGTTCCATTCTGGAATCTTGTCTAGCGTGGTTTCCTGCCAGTTGACTGGCTGTTGCCGGAAGCTATCCAGCGTAACCTTCCGTGGAGTATGAGTTCGCCCGTGCCTGATGTCGATGTTGGGAGACTCCGAGCACCACTCAGCGAGAGGCATATCCGGGAAGTAGGGCTGGGCCTTGCCAGGTTCATATCCCATCTTCCTGGCCCAGCCAGGATCGCGCTCATCGGGTAGATTCATCGCCTTGATGTAGTCCAGCCGCCTCTGGTAGTGGTCTATCAGAACTTCCCTGTAAGCACAGAGCCCCGAGAGCGAGCGCAGGTGATCGTAGGTGATCAGCCTATTCTTCGGGTAGTCCCAGCGCCAGTTGTTCGCGTTGTAGTAGTAGACCTGTGGATTCGGCGGATCGAAGTCGAAGTGCGTCTGATGATAGAGAACATCGTGCTCGGCCAGGAAGATGATGTCTGCATCGCAAGCATACAGGCCAGCAAGTATCTGATGGAACAGCGTGGTCGCACCGGGCTTGCGGCCAGCTAAGATGACGTTCATGCCAAAGTTCTCTGGCTCTAGCGACACACAGACAACCTTGCAGGGCACTACGTATTCTAGTTGCCTCTGGCAAACTCCCAGAATCCTGGGATCTAGCCTATTGTCCGTGTAGTAGACAACGCCTTTACGCATCTACTCAACCACCCAGAACCATGATCTGTAGGGGTCGCGCACTTCGCCAGGAATCTTCTCCCGGTTGCCGATCACGTACCAGGACTTAGGCCGCACGATCTGCATCCAGGCATCAACAACGCGAGGCACGTGGCAGGTGTACGGGTCACGCACCTCTTTCGCATTCGAGCAGTAGTCGTGACCTGAGACGATCCCACCCTTGCGAACCTTCGGCGTCCACTCGTACAGGTCTTCCGCGATGTACCGGAAGGCGTGAGAGCCGTCGATGTACACGAAGTCCAGGCTGCCGTTCGGAAAATCCTTGACCGCTTCCATTGACGGTTTACGGATCAACTCGCAGAGTCCCGCCTTGAGATACGGCCGTAGATTGCGCTGGGCTTTAGAGTACAGATAGTCCATGCGCTCTTGAGTCATCCTGGCACGTTCCTCTGACGTGCCCTCGACGTAGATGCCGTAGGCACTCCAGGGGTCAACCCCGTAGACCTTGAGCCCTGCCCTGAGATAGATGGCCGTGTTCCAACCCTTGTAGACCCCGATCTCGACTCCGACCTTGAATCCAAGCTGCACGAATAGCTCGGGCAGGTCGTTACGGCCAGCATTCGGGATGTCGAACGGCAAGCCCTTTTCTTGCAGAGCGTCTAGCAGTTTCACCGATTACACAAACCCCACGTGTGCTGGGTCATCTTCGAGGATGTACTGGATAAACTGGTTCTTGTCTCTCAGGTAACAGGGCTTGCACTTGGTCACGTCGAACTTGGGCACCGTCCTGGCGTGGCGCTCGGCTATCTCACGCAGAGTCTCGACGTGCAAGTCGCCCATCTCGAAGCCATCGTGGTACTTCTCGATGCAGCAGGGATACACCCTGGCATCGGTTCCAATCGCCCAGACAAACCTCTGGATGTGACAGGCGTGGAAGTCGTTGTTCGGGCGGTTGTAGTAGTCGATCCTGTAGATCGCCCCGAACACGTCGAAGGAGTCCGAGCGCAGCTTGTGGACTTCGGCTAGCTGCTCGTTCACCTGCTCCAGCATCCCATCGCCCATCCAGGCTGTGCCGGTTGGCTCGTAAGTGGGAGCAAAGCGCACGCTGTCAAAGCCCATGTCTTTGTACAGCCGCCCCGCCGCCTCGATCTCCGGGTAGTTGTCCGGCGTAATGATGAAGCTCGCGCCAATCTTGCAGGTCTTTGGCTTGGTAGAGATGAACGCCTCGATGTTCCGCATGATCCGGTCGAATGCCTTGACCGGCGTTCTGTGGATAACAGAGTGCATCTTGGCGGAGGCAGCATCCAGGCTAACCCTCACCCATGCCGGATTGATCATGCGCGATTGCACTCTCGGCGAGAACAGCACCCCGTTGGTAATTAGCGCAGGCGTGATCTCGTTTTCGGCCAGGGTGTCGAAGAACTCACAGATGTAAGGTGAGGCCAGCGACTCCCCTCCCCCAGTGACCTCGATGCAGTCGCATCCGATCTCACGCATCTGCCTTGGGATGCTGAGGGCAAGCTCTCGCGGTAAGCCACTCTCTGAGCTTATGCCCTTGGGCGGATCGAAGGTCATGCCGTGTGCCTGCCAGCCCACGTTACGGTAAGAGCAGAACTGGCAGGAGTGTGGGCAGTAACCCTCAAGGTCGATCTGGATGTTGCTGGGTGCAACCCATTGACCAGCCTTGATCTTCTCAAGCCGCTCTTGGTGATGCACCGCTTTCCAGGGAGAGTAGTAACTTACCTGTACCATCGGGCTCGGAAAGCCTTTCCGGTGCCCCAGTAGGGCAACTCTGGTGTATCGACACGCTCAGAGTGCGTGTAGTGCCGCATCGAGCGATCAGTCTTGATCTGCACTACCGGGTTCTCGGTCTCGTAGAAGGCTATCTGCTCGGGTGGGAACACATCTTCCCCCAGGCCACGCTCTTTCGGGAAGTTGCGCTCGTCGGCAGACCACATCGGGGCACCGACGAAAAGCTGATTCAGCCTGGCCAGGTAGAAGTCTCGACCGATGATCTGAGAGTGAGTAGCCCCCTCGGTCTTGCGCCAGAAGAAAGCTCGCCACTGAGGCATCACCCAGAGGTTCGTGTTGCGGTAGCACAGGTCCAGACGATCCGGTATGAACCGGAAATAGTCCGGCGGGTACAGACAGTCGGCCTCGGCCGAGACCACGAAGCGACTCGAAGCCGCCTCACAGGCTATCTGCACCTGCCGGAACATATTGAACCCCGAGACGCCGATGTCGCCCACGACGATGTTGCAGCCGAGATCAACAGGCTTCTGAGTCACGCTTACAATCGGGAGATCACCACAGGCTTCTCGCAGGTTGGCTAGGATGCCCTGCTCGAACTCGGGCTTCTCCTGATTGCTTGAGTAGAAAATGACGGTGACTAAGTTACTCATGACTGCACACCGCACACACCGTCACTTCCACAACTGGATAGCGTGCTTGGCCTTGCCCCAGACTGGAATATCGAAGGCTTGCACCGGCCAGGGCTTCTTGTGGTGATGCCTCTCCAGAGGGTCGTTCCCCTTGTCGTGGTAGAAGCAGAGAATCGGCTCGTAAGTGTTGAAGTACACCGCTGGCTCTACCAGACGATGCATCACCCGCCGAGAGATGTCGGGAACCTCCAGCCCACCCAGCTTCTCGATCACAAGCTCTCGGGGGGCAATCACTAGACAGTTAGCGTCCGAGGGCATGTGATAATAGAACGGATGACGCCTCTGCCAGGAGAACATGCACCAACGGGTGTGGTTGAACGCGAACGTCTTGAGATCAGGCCGGAATGACGAGAAGTGACTGGCTGGGTACAGACAATCGTCTTCGGCTATGGCGATATAAGGCGTCGTCGCCATCTCAGCGCCCCGCCTGATCTGCACGTAGACGTTCTGGACCCTCTCGGCGTAGTCCTCCGGCATGATCTGTAGCTCGTGCCTGACCCGTGGCAGCCCCCAGGACATAGGAAGTCTTGATAGCGTGATGATCGGGGAGTCGCCAGCCGCCGCCAGCAGCACCCTCTTGTGGTACTCGGCCCACTCGTCCGGCACGAGGTTCACAGTTAGCAGGATGATGGTGAGATCGCCAGGTGTTACGCCCATCGTGGCGCAATCTCCTGCGTGTAATAGTCTTTCCAGACCGAGAGCGCGTAGGAGTAGCTGGCTTCCGTGTTGGCAGGGTTCTCAGGACTGCCGCCATTGTGAGTGCGCGGGAAGCTCCGGTGCTTGTGAGCGTGCCAGGCTAGTTTGTTCACCATGAGCTTCCCGCTTGCCTGCCAGGTCTTGAACGTCATCTCGTGGGAGTCTTGTGTCAGAGGCCCGTAGCCATCGGTCTGAAGCTCCCCGATGACGCTATCCCACCAGGCTCGCGGCATTAGCCAGCAAGAGCCCTGCATGGCGGGGGTCTCGTCAAGAAAGTAAGTGTCTCGGTCAGGCCGTCGCCATTCCACTCCTGAGAACTTCTGGCCTGACCCCGCGCCCACGATCTTGAGCTTCATGTAGTCAACCGGGGGGATGTCTTTCATGACCTCCCACTTCACCGGGTCGAGGCAGAAGCGCCTGGGCGTGACGATCCAGTTGGGCTCGCACGTCTCGGTGAGTATGCAGTCATAGCCTGGACTGAACATGGCGTGCTCGTCGGTTCGCATGATGAACTCGCCACGAGACACCAGCACTCCGGCATTGATAGCGCCCCTCATACCACGATTCTTTCCCAGGTGGACTACCCGCACTCTCGGATCAGTCTTGACTGGCGTGTCCGACCAATAGCCGTCGAGCACGGCGAGTATCTCAAGTTCTGGCCCAAGCCCGGATGCTTCCAGCAGCGAGTCGATTGTCTTGTGGAGTAGCGGGTCACGGTAACTCGGAATGACTACGCTCAGTCGGATCATCTCACGGCTCTGGGCTTACGGGTAATCAGATGCCATAGACAGTCGCCACACAGGGTGAAGCGATATACACTGGAGAATCGCCCTACCTGGATACCAGGGGTATGCTCACCGCACTCCGTACACCGTAGACCCGGCTCGTCAATCACCCTAAAAGTAGTTCTGTCCTTCAGGGTATCTAGCTGGTTCATGCGTCCAACTTCCCGGCAAGCTCTACCCAGTCCTCCGCGAAGATGTCTCCGTCGTTGAGAATCCACTGGTGCAGCATCATCGGCGGCTCGCCGGCCTTGTGGATCATCAGAAAGCCCTGAGTCACCAGGCCGTAGGCGTCAGGGTTGTCCCAGACTCGTCGGGTTAGCTTGTAACCCGCCATCATCTGACGCATGGCAGACAGGAAATCCAGGCCATCGTTATTACCGTTCACCTGCGGACCTCTTGCAACGTGATTCGCTCGGCTACAGCCGATGCAAGCAGCGCCCCGAAGGCGCGATAGGCTCTCTCAGACTCTTGCAGTCTCTCCTTGAAAGCCTCTGGCTGGCCCCCCATGTTCATGATCGAGCGAAGCTCGGCGTCGGCGGCGCCTGCCCTGGCGGCGACGTTGAGCTTCTTCAGCACCTCCTGGTTTACCGAGTCATCCTCGAAGTCTCGCCACTTACCTGCCTTTCTGCGGTTCTCCACGAAACGCATAAACGTCTTCTCGAAGGCATTAGGTGGCTGGATACTTGGCGGGCGCAACTGCACCAGGGGATGTCCTGGCTGCTGGTGCGGGCGATTGGGTAGCAGATTCGGACTTTCAGGATGGCCGGCGGTGCCGTCACCAGTGGCCCCTGGCTTAGGAGTCCCGCCGGCCCCAGAAGGAGAGGACGCGCCGGGTCCGCTCGGCGGCGTCCCTGCCGCACCGCCGCCTCCCGTACCCTGCTGCGATATCCTGATAAGATCAGGCTCCCCGAAGACACCTCCACCGACCACGAAGATTCTACCGATTCCTGGCGGCTCTCCCCCGTCGTCTTCGACGGCCTGGTCTATGCTCATAGTCCCGTTGCGGATCGCCAGGTCTCTCGCCTGCATGATCTGTAGCTGTTCTTCTTCTTCGCCTTCGATGTGAAGCTGCGCTTGCAGGTCTTTGGCCTTGAACTCAGTCCAGATGACCGGGTTCAGTATCTCATCGCAAATCCACTTGATGAGAGGCTGAGTAGCCTTGCGCTTGTTGGTCTTCTGCTGCTCCTCGGCTATGCCCTTGCCGCCAAGGCCGCGTCCGGCTGGCTCGAAGCCAAGCTCCTCGATGGTCAGGTCCATGCAGGCGGCGGTCACAGCAGCCAGCCAGCGGGCAAACTGCTCGTTGTAGGTATATTCTTTCAGCATGTGGAACTCGAAGCCCTTGGGAACCCATTGCAGCTTTCGCAGGGCACGGCTATCCCCCGCGAGCATCGCGTTCCAGTTCTCCTGATAAGCGGAGATTTGCTCTGGCGTCCAGCCTTCGGGAGCAGTTGCAACGCCTTCGGGCATAGTCCCGTCAGTAAAGTAGTCGAGCGAGTAGCGGTTGAAGCGGAGTGCCAGCGTGACGTGCCAGATGAATGCCTCGACGTGCGAGAACCCGTAAGGGGTGTGAACCCGCCGGTTCTTGACGCAGTAGCGAAGCTCGTCGCTTGTAAACGCCGCGACTGGCGTGCCGAACTGAAACTGCTGGTACGCCCAGTCGGGTGGGTCGGGACGCTCACCCTGAAGCGTGATCAGCGGCTTGATCTCGGAGCCGTGCAGGAGTCTCAGGCCATGCAATTTGCCGCCGAGCTTACGCCAGTAGTACAGGGGCACGGCGTCATAGACGAAGTGCTGCTCCAGCAGCATTCGCATCCAGCCCTGCCAGGTGTTCTTCTTGTCAGGAGAGATGAAGAACTCTCTGATCTCCTCGATCTTGCTCTGCTGGTCTTTGATGATCTGCTTCGCCCTGGTCTTGTCGGGGTCTCTGGCAATGAAGTCAAGGCGGCAGGTGCAAAGCTCGTCTTTGCGAATCTCGATGGCCTTCCTGAGCAGGTCGTAAGAGTCTGCCAGGTCGCGGAGCGTGGTGAGTGAGATTCTACCTTCGCCAGGTAGACTCGGGATGTTCCAACCAGGTCTATACTGAAACTGCCTTGGGAGCCCAGAGTTGTCTTGAGGGGTTGGTGGTGGCGGTGAGCCTGGACCCATCGAAGTGTCAGCGGTGACGCCAAAGTGAGGGGCCATGACCTGAGCCTGATTCGCCAGGGAGGTAACTATGCGGCCTCTGGCTGGGACCGTGAAGTCACTGGCAGCCTTGATAAGAGTATTACTGGTAACTCTTTTGCGTTTCTTGCTCATGTGGCCGTCACTTTCGCACCGCGCTGTAGCCAGTAGTTCCGCACGTACTCAGCACTCTTGCCGAGGCACCACTTCGTTATCGGCGCGACTCTCACAACCTTACTGTCGCGGACTTCGAGGCCGAAGCAGGCAAAGGACAACTCGACGCGCATGAAAGTCATGAGGCGTCCCTCGGGTCTCTGGGGTACAGGGTGATGATGGGCTTACGTTCCTTGAATCGTCTGCTGTAAAGCTCGTACACAGCCAGTCCCTCGACGCTTGGGAGGCAAAGCTCGGTGATGGCCCAGACCAGAGCGTCCATTCTATCGGGTGATGGCATCCCTGGTTGCCAGTCTGTTAGCTGATCTTCGAGGGCGGAGAAGATGCCGACGTGATGGACTCGGCCCTGTTCGTACATAGCGGAGACTGGCTCTGCTCTGGTGACTTTGCCCCTGGAGGCGTGGACGAGCTTGACAGGGAGGGTTGGGTCGGAGGCCTTGATTGTGGCTTCGACCATCTGACCGCCGTTGTTGGACTCCGCGATGATCCTGTCTGCGCGGTAGTCCTGGTATGCGTAGCTGACCTTGCTGGACCAGTTCAGGGGGGTGTCTTTGGTTGAGCGGTCATCGAGGATGTAGGCGTGGCCTCTCTGATCGACGCCGGCGACGATGATGCCAGTTTCAGCGGCGTCTTCGGAGTCGGAGACGCCTGGGTCTACGGCGACGACTATTCTCTCAAGCCTGGGGACTCTGGCTGTCCAGCGGTTCTTGTCGATGTTTTCTCGGGTCCAGAGGGCTTTCGGGTTGTCATCGAGAACTTCAGCGCCGATCTCCTGTCGGCCCAGCCGAGTGCCCTCGTACCTCTTGATGATGGTCTCGAAGAACTTAGGGGACAGGTTATCGCGGTTCTCGTAAGACGTGCCGGTGGTGACGATGTTTCTGGGGTCTGCGAGGAGTTGCTTGACGAGGGGGAGTGGCCTGGGAGTCAGGGTGATCAGGGCCTGGGGGTTGGTGCCCAGCCGAAGGCCGAACACTGCCTGGTCCCAGGCTTCGGGGAAGCGCCAGGATGCTAGCTCATCGCACCAGAGCTTCATGTGTTGTTTGCCGCGAAGTCTGTCGGGCTCATCGGCGGTGAAGACCAGGGATTCAGCGCCATTAGGCCATTCGAGTCGGCGTTGGCCTTTCTTGTAGATGGGTCTCTCGGAGGGAGGGCAACAGGCGAGGATGCCAGATTCGCCAGCGATCATGATGTCACGGGCGTCGTCGGAGGTAGCACCGATCAGGTTGACGAAGCGGTTAGTCTTCGCCCAAATCCTGACTGTCTCGGCCCCTGTCCGAGTCTTCCCGAAGCCTCGACCCGCCTTGATTATCCAGCAGAAGAAGTCTCTGGTTGGGAGCATCTGCTTCGGACGGGCCTGCAAGCTCCAGCGGTACCTGGCTACTTGATTCAGGTGCCTCAAGCTGTCGCGCTCTTGCTGCGTCAAGTAGCTTAGTGATGCCCGCGACAATGGCGTCGTCTGAGAGACCAGTGTACTGCTCCTCTCCGGTGGGGTCGGTGAAGGCAATCTTGGTGGGCTTAGGCAGGCCGAGGATGTTGGCGATCTTCTCCTCAGCCTGAGAGATGGTGAGTAAGTAAGCGTTTCTTTGAGCGCCAAAGTGGGTTTCAGGGAGGTGGGAGTGATCGGCCCAGGCGGCTCGTTGGACTTGTCTGAGGACGGCTACAGACATAGCCCGAAGCTCGTCTACTCGACCAGAGACCCTCTCAAGCCAGATTTTCTGTAGCTCAGAGAGGTCGGTCTTGACGACGCCTATATCGACGTTCAGTTGCTGGGAAATCTGGTAGGTGGTGAGGCCCATGAGGTGCAGTTCCTCGATCTGCATCATGCGCTCAAGGATGACAGGGTCTTTCTCGCGGGGGACTTTTCGACCGTTGAGGTATCTAAGAGTGCCGTCGGAGGCGCGGCGGGCCTTGTCGATGTCCTGAGGAATCTTGTCCAGGGCAGCTCTGGCGAGCC